TAATCGGCATCTGGCACCTTTTTAATTGTTGCTTTCACAATGTTTCTTTGAGCCATCAAGGCGTTTAATTCGTCTGGTTCGCCATCATAGGCTTTGCAGATTGCGTCTATCATATCGCCCAACGATGGATACGCTTGACGGCGTAATTCTTTGTAATCATACGGTGGTTCGCTGTGGCGTTCTTCAATATGGTCGTCGCATTCTTTGTATTCCACGACACTACCTTCGCCAACCACAATCAAGGGTTTCCAACCGTCTTTAACCAAGCGTTCAAGGTCATTGTTATACCCGACAATTCCTTTCCAAACTGCTGGGGCTGATACTAACTTTCCTTTCTCTAATTTATACATCATATTTCAAACCTCTGGGCTTTGTAGAACGGTGTTTTTGCAAACTCTAACAAAGAGTTCAAGGCGGCATTAAATTCCGCTTGCTGTGCTTGATAAACGCTTGGCTGTGCACCTTCGTTCAAATACACTCTTGTCAAAGTCACAACGCATTTTGCATAAGCGTCATAGACGTTTTCTGGCACATTCAGGAATTGGTTTGTAGTCGGGGCTACTGTGCCAGTAACATCAAAGTATTGCATTACATTGCCATCTGAACGATTGCCATAGTAGGCGATATTTTTATCATAGTATTTAATCGTCATTTGGTGTTCTGCATCTTTTTCGGCAGGCGAGATAATGATTTCTTCGTTCTGCCAATCTTGTGACCACTGTGTTGGGCAACCTTTCGTTGCTGTCAATTCATCAACATATTCCAGCGGACATTTATTACCGCCGTCATTATCGGTCAAAACCAACCCTTTCACGATACCGTATGGCATTGGGTAACTAGAACGCCCTGCTTGTGTAACATAAGTTATTTCTTTGGCGTTCCAAATCCAGTTGTACATATCACGCATATTGCCACAAGCGTGTTCAAACGCAACCAGCACAGACGGTGTAACATCTTTCACATCAACCACCTGACGATTGTCTATGATTGAACGCTGATTTAAGGTTTCTATAATAAGGTCTTTGAAAGATTTCATTGCTTACCCCTAATTCGCTGGTGTTGACGTTTTGTTTTTGACTTGTGTTGATGGAGTTACACGAGTTACAGGAACTTCCATTGTACTGTCACCATTAGGAACAACTACGCTTTCTGGCATCATTCCTACTTCTTCCCAAGACTTACGCAATGCTTTACGATATTCGTCGTCTTGCAACTGCCCCATCATCTTTTGTGCTTTTGTGATATTGTTTTCTTGCACCTGCAACTGCTGACCCATTTGTGCCAACTGTTGCAACACTTCATCAGACAAGCCTGCAAACTGCTGTATAATCTGCTGTGTGCGACCATCGTTCAAGTAATCTTCTGGTTTTACGCCCATAGCCTGCAACGCACGTGCCGCAGTATCTTGTATCTTTGGCATTGTCGGGTCTGCCGCACCTACTTTTTCCATCAAGGCAACGATATTCTGCATCTGCAACTGTTCGTTTGCATATTCCCACGCTGTCTTAATAATATTGCCGTCTAATTCCTGTCCTTCAATCATTTGCACGCAATCTTTCAGGTAACGGCTAACAATGTTCAGCATAATACCGCTGATAATCATATTCGGTATCAAGGATTCGCTGACCGCAATACGCTTTACTTCTTCTTCGGTCAACGCTTCTGACTTTACCGACAACTGCCCATTATCGATACCCGCAATTTCTTTTTCCAACTGTTTGGTTGTTTCTTGGAATGATTGCAAAGCAGGTTGTGCATCGATATTTTCTTTGATAATTGCCGTTGGGTCTTGCATACCAAGACGATATGTAATAACCTTGCCCGGTTCTTGTTTTACAACTGGCTCTTCAAAGAATCCTGTCGGTGCAAAGCGTGTCGGGTTCAACTGCAATTTAACCGCATCACGAGTGTCGTTAAACGCTTCTTCTTCCGCTTTACAAAGGTCTGCAATATAGAACAAGGGTGACACACCACGAGAACCATTACCACGTGCGTGGAACGGATAATAATAAATATCTGGGGTATATATTCCCTTTGGTGCAAAGTATGCCAAGAACTCACGCCCTATAACGACCGCCACATAGTTTTCATACGCCTTACCGTCAATATAGAATGTTCCAAACATCGTCAGCACTTCAATTTGGTTGTAGCGATACACTGTGCTGATTGTTTCTTCGTCTGTGGATTCCATATTTGGTGTTGTTTGCTGTGCAAATTGTTCCTTGAACGCTTTTTCGTCTAATTCGTATGATTTGTTAGACAGAATTTCACGACGGGTTTTCCATATTTTAACAATCTTGTCGCATTCATAAAAGTCATCAGTGCAAGGTGTAATCAATGGGTCATACACAAAATTGCACGGGTCAATACGCACAAAGTTAAGACGGCGACCCACTTCTTGTCTTACCACAAAGGAATTTTCACGCACAGAAATGATAGACCGTGGGTCAACATTACCAATTTCTTCAATCGGCAAAACTTCTTTTTTGTAAATTGTTTTGTATTCGGAACTCGCAACGACTTCCCCTGTGTCCAACATATCTTTGATAGATACCAACAGGGTCTTTTTGTTTTCTTGGTCTAATGCATTATTATATACTTCGTCGTGTCTTTCCTTGCCAAGTTTCAAATACGATGAAATTTTATCATAAAATGTTTCGTATAAAATACCATAGAGTTTATTATAAAACTCATACATACGGTTCAATCTAATCTTGGAATGCCAATCTTGTTTTCTTTCAGGTTGTTTAATATCGCAAATAGCCGGAGTGGCACGGTCACGAATAATCTTCGTATTATCTTGCAGTGATTCCACTGGCTTGCTCCACGCATTCCAACGAGCAACGACATAGTCACAGACTTGTTTTTTCTCGTCTGCTGTCAACTCTCTTTTTTTAACTTCGCCTAATTCGTAATCGCAAATAATCATAATCACCACTCTTGTTTAAGATGTTGGTGGCGGGAATTGGGAGCAGACCCCGCCACCAAACTGGTTACCATTAAGCAACAGTAACTGCACATTTGACAATCGCTGTTGGGTGAGATACCACGCAACCACAAGTTGTCAAAACAGACCACAACATTTGGAAGTTGTTTTGTGCAGGAATCATACGGTCGCTAACTTTCTTGATAGCGAAGTGTGCCGCAGATTTAATACCCGCAAAGATTGTGCAAACGTTGGTTGTTGTTGGCATATTGGAAGATTCCAAAACCACCAAGCCAGCGATTGTACCACGGACAATACCGTCTTTCCACAAGGCGTTTTTGTCGGTCATATCAACTTTCACGAATGCTGGTTCTTTCAAAATGAAACGCATCACGTCTGGGTTAACTACAACATAGCCAACTTCTTTGATGCCACGGTCACCTTCCAAGTCAGAAACGTTGGAAACAGGTGTTGCACCGGCTTTTTTCAAAACAGCGGCGGCTTGTAACAACAAATCATACACGTCACCTGCGGCGGCAGTTGTCGCATTGAATGCTGTCAAAGTTGTGCCAGCGGCGGCGATAATTGTGTTCATAACGAATGTGTCAATGAATTTTGACAACGCATACAAACCACGTTCGATGATTTTTGCTTGGAATGCTACGTCAGCAGTTTTCAAAGCATAATCTTCGAATTTAACAGCGGTTGATGGTGTTTCTGTTAATTGCAACACGAAATCGTCAACAGCGGCTGTACCATAAGAAATTGTACCTTCGGTACCTGGTGTACCTGGGGTTCCGCTACGTGTGTAGTAATTCGCCACAGTCACAGACGAATCATTAACCATACGTAAGTGAATTGCATCAGAGTTATCTGACAGTTCAGAAGAGTGGTCAACAGCAATGTGTTTATACACACCAACCAATGACAAGTTCTTCAATAACACCTTAGACCATTTTTCAGAAACGGCATTATAAGGTGCAATACCATTTAAGAAAGCATTGTTAGACATTGTTTATCCTTTGTTTTGTCTATGTTAAACTTATTAAATTTTTTATTGCGAACCTAAAATTGTCTGTTCTCGTCGGGCCTTTCGGTTATCCGATTTGAATCAGGTTTTACTGTCCTTCAAATATATATATCCATTTCGAACCAACTTTTTTTACTTTTTTATGAAATTTTTTGCAAAAAATGCTAAAATTATTAAAAAAATCAGCCACAAAGTGCGTTCATACTTGATTTGGACATCTTTTATCTTGGCTTCGCAAACATTCTCGGCAACAATTCTCTTGCTTTCTAACTCGTCAAACTTCGCCATCACTTGCTCGGTCTTACATTCGTTGGGTAAAGTGTCTTTGGCTTGCACAATCGCCTGCTGGACACCATCAAAAGCGTGTTCAACAGGCGTTTTTCTCGTGCAGGAAGATAATAACAAGCAGACCACTGCAACCACAAAGCCCCAAATTAAGATTTCGCAGATAATTTCCAGTGTCTTACTCATTTTTACCCCCTTATGACCATAAAGATTTCATTTCTTCGTCTAATTGTTCCGCAATAGACATTGATTCTACTGGTTTTTTCGGTTTTGGCTGTTCTACACGGGTTGTAGATTTGACCGACACCGCTTTTTGCTCGGCTTGCTTTGCAAATTCTTTCTTTGCCGCTTCATAGCCCTTGTCGTATTGCGATTTTCCGTAGGATTGGATTTCTTTTTTGACCATACGGACATCGACGGTCGTTGGATTCAGTTTAATTGCCATCGCCATCAGGTTTTGGTTCTGCTCGTCGTTCATAAACTCGGGGTCTTCTTCCGCCATTTTATCCAATTCTTCCGCCAATGGTTTCATTAAGATTTCTTGACGGTGAGCATTAGCCGTTTGGCGAATCTGTGCCGCTACATTCATAGTGTCGACTTCTAACCGACGGTCTACACGAGCATCTAAAAACCCACGTGCTTTTTCCAGCAAAGCAGGGTCGCCAGTGCGTTTGAACTGCGTCAGCAGATATTGTGCTTCTTTCGCATCTTCGGGGTTTGTAATGGTGTCAAAAGCCTTATCAACCACTTTCCAAGATTCTTCAGCAATCTTTGCATCAACCGCCTTATCAAAGTCGTCACTTTGGACTTGTTTGATTTCTTTGGTTTCTTGTGCTTTCTCGCCCATTTTCTTTTCAAGGTTTTTATACGCATTTTCCAAATCTTCCTGCGACTTAAACTTGCCCAAAATCAACTTTGCAGGTTCTTCGGGTTGCGCTGGTTCGTCGGCAGGTTTTTCTTCCGCTGGTGTATCCGCTACGGATTCGTCTTTGTTTTCAGCGGGTTTTTCTTCTGTTTCGCCGTCTTGTAGCGTTGTAGCGGGTTCTTCGGCAGGTGCGTCTGGTTGTTCAGGTTCATCAGCAGGTTTTTCTTCGCCCTCGGCAAATTCAGCCTGCAAGTCTGCCGCCAAGCCAGTCAAGGTATCGTTTTCTTCGCCAGCGACCGCTTTTTGCAATTCGTCTTCTGTAACGTCTATCATATTTTACTCCTCTGTTGGTTTAACATTTTGCAGGGCTATAATATCGTAAATCGCCATCATATAGCCCTTGAATACTTGTTCGGTTTCTCTATGCATTATCAGGGGTGCTTGGATTTTCAGCAGGTAATTCTGGATTTTCTGTACATCCATTGTCCTCGCTGACAACTGCAACTGTATCATCTCGTCTTTCGTCATTTTTTGCCTCTTTTTGCACTTTTTTTACTGTTTTACGTGATTTTTTCACATCTTTTGCAGGTTTTTCGTCGTTTTTGACTTCTTTCTCAACTTCGGCAACCAACTGTTCGTTGTCTTTTTCCAAAGTCGCCATATCTTTTTCAACCGCTTCTTGACCACGCAGTTTCATATCTATCGTTGCAACTATTTTTGCTAGTTCTTCAGGATTATAATCTTCAGACATCGTGGTAAATGGCTCAATAGCATCTTTCAAAGCATTCTGCCAACCATCACGAATATCTATACCCAGCAAGTCATTGAATTTAATACGGTCTTTCAATGCTTCAATAAATTGCGGTTTTGTAATAGGGTACATATGGCTAAACGCCGAATTTCGTGCGTAATGCACTCCATTACATACAATAGCGAAACCACCAACGGCTTCGGGTTCAAATGAAAAAGCAATTAATTTTCTAACCATTTTTTTAACTCCATTTTTATTTGTTCTCGGTCGCAATACTTTTTCAAGCCCTTGCGATACCGTTTTTCATCTCTTCTCTCGCATTTCCCTGCCCACATAAAGTAGGTGGATATGCAAGCGTTTTTTTCTGCGTGTCGGTCGTATAACTCCCACGCTTTCCCAGCAAGTTCTGGGTATTTCTTGACTAGGGTCTGCCATTCAGCAAGTTCTTCCTTTGTCATACATACACTCCTGCTCCTGCCGCTTTTTTCAGCGATAGTTCCCACATTTCTTTCAAGGTCTGCGACCTCGGTTTTTCGACTTTCATAAAATTTTCCAAAACTGGGTCACAGGTCATTACGCAATATGATGCCGCATCAAAAATATGCGATTTTGCATAGTCAATCGTTTTCATTCCGGGGCGTGCGGGTATCTCTATAATCTTGCCAAACTTGTCATAACTCAATAACTTACAAGAATGGCACAAGTGTTTGCATTCAGGATTTACAAGTATATGTGGCTTTCCATCAAGTCCCCGAACGTGCCAATCAAAGTTATTCACTCGGTTGCTAATACTCGTGTTGGCTTTCGGCACTTGAAAATCAAACCGTATCCGTTCTTTCACTAGTACCTGTTCAATAATAGCATAATTCGAAAATTCACTATTAGACGACCTATTACGACCCGATGCGTCGCCATTTATTACCAAGGGGCGACCTTCGTATTTACGGTGGTATATTTTAGCAAACTCTTCCGCCACCCTATACGTCGATACATTTTCCAGCACAATCTCGTCACTAAAATAAAAATCGTGGTCGCCGTTCCAATGAGCAATAACCGAACACTGTGGGTTAATATTAAAGTCCAGTGACCAGTATATCGTATTACTTTCGTGACCAATCCCTACATTCAGGTCAGGATTCCAAGATTTTACCACTGGCGAATCTGTCGCTGTACGTAATTTTCCAAGGTAAATTCTATCATAGTCGTCTGGTCGGTTTTTCTTCATCAAGGCAATATCTGTCAAAACAGACGCTGGCAATTTGAATGGGTTATAGCGGAAATCTTTATAACAATAAAATGTGTCCTCTCGCCTTTCTGATTCTGGCCCAAACAGGTCATAGACCACATCAGATTCTTCGTCAGGGTTTCCAGCCAATATAACAAACGACCCCGCCTTTCTTATAGTCGGGGCAAATGATTCCCAAGAAGTCGTTGATATTGCTTGTGATTCTTCAATAAATGCCACATCTATGTTCGCCATAGAACGTATGTTATGCTGGTTCGTTTCTCGTAAGCCCTTGAAAATTATTTCACTGCCAGTAGCAGGGCAATAGATACTTTCTTTGTAAATCTCAAACGGCAGGTTGTTAGTTATAATCTCGTCAGATAACTGGGCATGAACAGAATCCTTAATCGAATTTTGTGTTTCCCTCACACAGGCTATTTTCAGCCGTTTCATCATAGCAATAGTCAGCAACGCCCTAGCAATATTTGTTGATTTTGCCAAACCAAGTCGACCGCTTAAATACACCAGATACCGATAGCGGTAATTCACAACATTTTGAATAATCGGGCGATAATCACTAATAATGTCCATTTATTCGCCCCCCTCGTCGCCCATTTCCGCTAGCGTCTTTTCCGGCTCCGCCGGCTCATCCAGTGAAGGTATGAATCTTATCTCAACCACCGAACTCCCACTGCCCTCACCAGACTCGGTATTGATTTTGCTTACAGCACTAACACCCTGCAACGCTTTGACCGTTGCTTCAAGTGCAGCACGATTAGGTGCTTTTCCATCTCGACTCGCAACCATTAACTGCTCTTCAAGGTGATTCAGTATCACATCATTATCCAACGCTTTGATTTTCGCCAACCAACTTGCTTGCCCCTCTTCTTCCAACCGCAAACTAAAACTATTCCACCCAAGCAACGGCAAATCCCGCCACTCGCCCTGAAAATATAACCTTTCCAACTGGCTTACCCGAAAATCATGATTAAGCATCTCACGAAACTGCGTACCCGGATGGGCATCCGTTAATGCCACAGCCGCCCGATAGTACCGTTCACCGTCCAACTTTCCTTCCATATAGCAACGCCCCCTGACATAAACACCCTATATCAACCCATACCCCCATGTCAAGCACTTTTTTATCAGCGTGATTTCCGCTATCAACCACATCGCAGAAATTTAAGTCGACCCTACCTAAAGACACCATGTGCCACACCCCCTCTGGCACTAAACACGACCGCCAAAAAATACCATCCCATCCGCCCGGCAAAGTTCAACCACTTTATCAACTTATCAACCACAGGTTAAACCATCAACCAACACGCTAAAAGTTAACAAATCACTTCAACCAAATTGATTCGGGCCGGCACATTTTTCTAAAATTTTGTCAATAGTATTTTTCCCCAATACACCCCGCAGAAAACCGCCGTTTTCCCCCAATCATTAAAAAATCCCCCGATAATAAAAATCCAGCAACACCGCAAGAATCTTTGTTTTTTACCCCATTTCCCCAATTTACCCCATCAATAAACTTTTACTATGCACCACCTCGATTTATATAAAAATATAATTTCCCCCTATTTTGCGGGGAAATCGGGGAAATTTTTAATTTTCCAAAAATATTTTAGCGATTTTGGATATTTTCGCTTGACAACATAAAAAAGATACACTATAATAACATCGAGCACCAAGGGAACAAACAAACACAAACCCTTGGAAAAGTTGACAAAAAAGCAAATAAAAAAGGGGGTAAAAAATGACATTTATAAAAGAACTGATTTGGGTTATTTGGGATTCAATCAAATCCTTTGGCGGATGGCTTTGGGGTTTAATTGGCACAGGGGGCAAAACCAAGCCGGCGGAAATTTTGACTACTTTGGCAATTCTGGCGGTACTATACTTTGGACTTTTGGCACTTTGGGCGGTCTTGGCATAGATTCCAAACCCTTGCGGGCGTAATTGCCCGTTTGGGCTTGGGATTTCAGGCAGAAATGAAACCCTTGAAAGTACCGGCGCAAGCCGGAAAACAAACAAAACTAAAAAAAAGAGGTGTAAAAATGGATAAAAACTATATTTTAGCAGTTTTACAAAGTGCGGCAGATGGGCAGGATTTAGAACGTCGCAAGTTTGGAATTGTAGCGGATGCGGTTGCTTGGTTGCGTAAAAATTGCAAACCGGCACAAGTCAACGGTACAATTTTTGAAATCAACGGTCAGTATGATTATTGTGTTGGCTATGTTGAATATAGTAGCAACGGGGCGCCAATTACTAAATCTTTGCAAAATGATAGTAAATTATTGTGTAACGTTAATTTTTGGGCAGATTAAAAAAGGAGGCACGTTATGACGTTTATAAAAGAAATTTTTTTCCCAATGTGTATAATTTCATTATGTTCGTTGGCAATTTGGGGATTTATTTATGGCGTTTATGCTTTTTTTCAAGTAAAAGAGTGTAAAATTTGGGGAGGCACTTATTCAATATCAACGGGGTGCCTTGTAGAATATAAAAGCAAAGTTTTAACGTTGCAAAGTTATAAAAATATTCAAGCAACTGAGGCTTTAATACAACCAGAAATTAAAAGGGGGCAGAAATGACTAGACAAGAATACCAAAGACGCTGGATTGCATGCAAACGTGCCAAGGTTGCCGGCTTAAATATTGAATTGGCAAACGCTTTTTTGGGCGTTGCGGCGGCGTTTGGATACGAAAAACAGACAGCCCGAGCGGCATTATATTTGGCCGCTAGGGAGGGCTTACTTGGAACTTTACAACGATAAAAAAGGGGGTTAAAATGACATCATTAATACTTGCGGGCTTGTTAATTTGTTACTGGTGCGACGTGATTACACTGGGAACACTTGTGTCGATTGTGCTGGTGGCGTTAACATATATAATATTTGAAAAAGAAAACATGTAAAGGGGGCGACTATGCAAGAAATACTAGAAAAAGCCCTACTGGGCGAGATTTATGGCAATATCTGGCACAATCCGGACCAAATTGAACTAAAAACAATCCTGGAATACCTTGGCGACTATGTCAAAGACCTTGCCGAGCAAAAAAAACGGCTTGACCTGTCTGCTTTGGCGGTTGGGGTTGCTGATGCTGTGCATGACCATTTTTTAGAGTGTGAAGAGTGCGGGGAAAAATTCTTACCTGGTGAAATGAACGATACTGAAAAAAAGTGTATTCATTGCAAACCAAACTACGACCCCGAGGGAATGCCTGGGGGCTGGAACGATAAACAAATAGAAAAAGGGTGGAAGTAATGAAAACGGCTTTTGTTTTGTGCCTGTGTGCGTGTTTTGCGTGCATGGGCTACTATCTGGGCAAAAATGATGGACTGTATCAAGGTGCCATTGATATGCGTGTATGCATGGATAACGGTGCGAATGATTGGTATGTGTCCGGCACTGAATTAAATTGTATTTTCGACTAATGTGTCGACAATTTGAAAAAAATGATGTAAAATAACATTGAACGAACCAAAAAAAGAGGTTAAGAAATGACTACTATTGAAAAATTACAAAAATTATACACTGAATTGCAAGGGGCAAACATTGAAAAATATGTTGACCAGAAAAACACTGGCAAAACCAAACTAGATTATTTGAGTTGGGGTGCCGCTGTTGACTTTTTTACAAAGGGCTGTCACGCTTTGGGGCTTGATTGGACTTATTCACATCGTTTTATAGATATGGGAACACGTGGGGCATTTGTTGAAACCACTGTGACGGTGTTTGATGCTGAAAATGGGGAAACAGTCGAAAAAATTATGTCGTTGCCTTGTATGACTTTAACAAACCAAGCCGCAAAAGATGCTGATGTGATGAATATCAATAAAACACAGATGCGTGCGTTGGTAAAATGTTTTACGCTGTTTGGGTTGGGATTAAAGTTATATTTGAAAGATTTTAGCGAATTAGATGAAGTAAAAATGGCATCAAGTAATAAACAAGATGAATTGGCAAAGAAAATCGCAATTATGCGTGAACGTATTAAAAAAATGCTGGACAATTTAAGCCCTGAAACCGATGTGTCGCAATTCGCAGATTATGCCACTTGTGACGATGTAGAACGCTTGACAGCTATTGGTATCGCTGTAAAGAAATTATACGACCAAGGGTGTTAAAAATGCACGTATTTGGTGGTTTAATATTGATTTTTACATTTGGACTAATATGGGGGCTTATAAAATGCATATTTTAGGAATTGTATTGGCGTTGTGTTTCTTGGGAATGGCAAAATAGGGAGGCAACCAATGAGAATTTACACAAAAGACGAACTGCCGCAGCATATGCCAGACGGAACCGCAAATCCGGACTGGCTGGCAATGCGGGCTGGAAAATTTACTGGTAGTGATTTTTATTTGTTTATGTCGTTGTTGAAAAAGGGCGAACTGACGGAAACCGCTGAAAGTAAATTGTACGAAAAAGTACTGGCGAATTTTGGTGATTATCCTGAAAATATAACCAGTGCGGCGATGGAACGTGGCACAGAGTTAGAACCCGAAGCACGTGCGGAATATATTGCTGAAACCTTTAACGATGTGCAGGAGGTCGGCTTTGTTGATTATGAATCATTGCGTGCTGGGGTTAGCCCTGATGGTGTGATTTATGACGCAGACGGTAATATTGACCGCTTGGTTGAGATAAAATGTCCGGGCATAAAAAACTATATCAAGATGGCAAAAGGCAAAATTCCGACACAGTATATCGTGCAGACCCAAATGCAGATGTTAATAACTGGTGCGAAATCGTGCGACTTTGTTATCTACCATCCTTCGATGCGTCTAGTGATTAAAAACATCAAGCCAGACGAGCAAATGCAGAAAGATATACAAACTGTATTAGAAAAATTAAATCCGCTTTACGACGAGATTTTGAGCGATATAGAAACAATGCGAAATTAAAGGAATAGAAAATGTTAGTTTTAACAATGATTTTATTTGTAATACAATGTGCTTATGGAAAGCCCTCTTCTTGGTGGATTGTTGGATTGCCTTTGGCAGCAAGCATACTACATTATTGTATTGAAGAAATTAGCAATGGTATATCACAAGCACGTTATGAAAAATGGAAAGCACAACAAGATAAAAGCAATTAAAGAGATTGGACAACCGTCAGTTTTTTATCTTCAATCCCTCTCTGACGGTGTTTGGCACTCCCGGGGAAGTGTGTCCGAATCCCCGAATTTTTTAAGGAGTGAAATATGTATAAAAACAAATATAGAAAATATCAGAACGACTTTGACGACAAAATTCAAAAAGAATTGCGTGAAAACAACTGCGTAAAACTGTCAAAGCAAGCCGCCAAAAAATTAGAACGCAACGGCTTGGCCAGTTGGAGTTCTGCTGAACAAGGCTGGTGGAAACGGTTATGGCGAAAAATTTGCAAAAAATAATTTGACATTGCAAAAATCGTTGCTAACATTTTGCTTACAACAAAGGAAAGGATAAGGTTATGGCAAAAGAAATTTTTATCACAGAAAACGAAAAAGCAATCGAGCAAGCGTTTTTGTTTTTCCCACGTGATGTTATCTCACGCAAGCAAATCAGCGAAATCAACCCCGAAGAAGTCACAGATGTGATTTTAGATGGCAACGACACCGAAATTCTTGACGTTTTTACACATGCAAAGAAACGGTATATGCCAAATGGTCTTGATTTTAACGAAAATATTGATATACTTAATACGTCATTTACAAAAGGTTGTTGTGTGTATGAAACACCGGCACCAAAACCACATACTGTGGATGACGATTATTTAACAGGGGACTCCTTTCCTATTGCTAATAACCAGTCCCCTGACCAAGATTCTACTTTTGATAACGATATGCAAGAAGACATCCCTATGGGAGAACAAATTGCTATACTGCAACCGTTGTTAGAAAACAAAAAAATTGGTGAAGGTACTGTTGCTGAATTAAGTGCAAAAATAGTTGATATTTGCAAAACGCACAAACTTTTTGAACGAGATGTTATTTCGGGCTTGTATAAAACCAAATTTTCTAAAAAAGAACTTATCTCGGAAGACCGTGCGGAACTTATGTTTAATTTACACTTCTGCGACCGTCTTGCTATTAAAACTATAAGTTATAAAACAGACGACGGAACAGGCAATAGAACACCGTCAGTGTCTTATCGCAATATTTCTCCACTAGAACTAAAATATATTTGGAAAGCAATTGGCACATATTCGACTTTTAATTCACGTATAGACTTTTTTAATAACATTCCAGAGTGGGATGGTGTGGAACGCATAAGAACATTTATGAAAAAATATTTTGAATGCGATACAAACCCAAACTTTTTTATGTTGCTGATGACTTGCTTGGTTGCAAAATTCTCGCCACGCAATGATTACTGCCCATATTTCTTTGATATTGTTGCAAAAACCAAAGATATTGGGAAATCATATTTATGTATGCGGTTGGCGGGCGAACAGTATTGTGGTTTTTTAACAATGGATTGTCGCACAATGGATGATTTTTGGGTAAACGCTTATGACGGCAACTATGCAATTATATGTGATGACGAATGTACTTGGAACGACAAAAGCAAAAGCAAAATTGCACTTTCTACCGACGCTATGAAACGTATGATAACTGTTAAAAAAGACAAGTTTTCACGCAAACACAAACAACCAGAAGAACACGAACGCCCATTTATTATTATGCGAACCAGTAACGACGTCAATCAGGTTTATGCCACCAACGAACGTCGGCAGATTATTTTTGAATGTTTCTTAAAAGACCGTGAATGTCGTATTAAGGACTTGCCAGACGAATTTTTCCGGCAGATGTTAGCCGAAGCAAAAGCATATTACATTAAAAATAACGGCATTTATCAACTCACAGATGGCGACAAATTAGAAATTAAAGAAACAAACCTTAATAATTATAATTGGGAAACAAAAGAAAATTATGCGATTTTGGGTTATATAAAATCAGTACGAGATGAACCAGATAAATGGAATACCGTATTGTCCGCTAAAAAGTTTGGTGGTGACAAGTGGGGGTCGTTCCAAAAATATATTGACTGGTGCGATGAACATAAAAAACCAGCGTTGCCATCACGTGCTTTCTGGCGTTCAGTTGAAGCATTGGCAGAATTACCAGAAAACAGCATCGCAGTTATTTCTTCTACCAAATACGAAATAGCCGGTGGCGGCAAGGCTCGTGTGTTCCGTATTGACCCCATAAAAACAGCGGAAGAACAAGAGTTAGACGACGTGCCTGACATTCCGTATTAAATTTTTACAAGATTGTCGACAAGCCGAAAAATTTGTGTTATAATCAGTTCGGGTGGTGCAAAGAATCCTTCATCTCATTTCTCTCTCCCCTTTGCCCACCCACCAAGATAAAGGAGAAGAAATTGCGCGTGGATATTTAGTCAGATACCAAAAGACTAACAAACAAAGGAGAAGAATAATGCAAGTAACAATCAAACGAACGTTCAAAGGACCGGAATACACCATCGGCAAACTCTACATTGACGGGGCGTATTTCTGCGATACTTTGGAAGATACTGTTCGCCCCGACGGTGTAAAAATCTACGGTAAGACAGCGATTCCTGCCGGCGACTACAAAGTCAAAAAAACTTGGTCGCCTCGGTTCAAAAAGAAACTACCCGAAATTCTTGACGTTAAAAATTTCAGCGGGGTGAGAATCCATAACGGCACGACAAATAAGGATACCTGCGGATGCGTTTTGCTTGGACTAAACAAAGTAAAGGGTGCGGTTTTGTGTAGCCAAAATACAATGGCGTTTTTTATGGACAGAACCCCAGACGAATTTGATTTAACCATAGAGTAGAAAGATGGCGTTAGACGATTTAATTGGAAAAATAACCTGTGCTGATTGTTTGGATGTCTTAAAACAGTTGTTGACTTTGTGCTAACACTTGTATAAAATAATACTCATAAGGAGTATAATATGCGTAATAATGAAAATCGTAAAAAATGGGCTAGGGAAAATTATCAAAAGAGAAAAAATGACCCAAAATATAAAGAATTAAAACAAAAACAAGCCAAAGTATATTATGAAACACACAAAAAACAGATTTTAGAAAAATGTAAAGAATATAGAGAAAGAACAAAAGAACATTATAACGAATATAGACGTAATTATAGAAAAGAAAACCCAAAAGGAATATATAGGGTCATTAAAGAAGGTTTGATTAAGAGAAATAAACCGTTAAGTTTTTTAGAAATTACAGCAGAAGAATTTGTTGATTGGTATAATAAACAAAAAAAGGTTTGTTATTATTGTGGGCGGTCTATTGAAGAAGTAAAAAAAAGCAACGATGCGTTTAATAAAAAAATATATAGATTGACAATAGATAGAAAGAATAATGATTTAGGTTATTCAAAAGAAAATATATGTTTGTGTTGTTATAGATGCAATAGCATAAAAAGTGATTATTTCACAGAATCGGAAATGAAGAAAATAGGGGAAATTATTAAAGGGAAAAATAATGTATTCTAATCAAGAAATGTCTGCTTTTGAAAACAAGATATTAAATATGGATTGTACAGATTTTTTGAAAAACTGCCCTGACAAGTATTTTGATTTGGTGCTGACAGACCCACCGTATGGGATGTCATTTCAAAGCAACCATCGTAAAGAAAAATATGCGCAAATTCAAAATGATAACAACCTTGATTGGTTAGGTGATTGGTGTAAACAAATAAATCGTATAAAAAAAGACGATTCGCACATTTATATTTTTTGCAGTTGGCACAATATAGATATTTTCAAGAATACCGTTGAAAAGTTTTTTCCGGTCAAAAACATTTTGATATGGGAAAAGAATTATACTGGTATGGGCGACCTTGTAAATGACTATGCCCCGCAATATGAGATGTGTTTGTATTGCAACCCATCAAACAAAGCATTAAATGGTCGCAGAGATAGCAACATTTTAAGATATGCACGAACACAAAACGAATTACACCCGACACAAAAGCCAATTGAATTGTTTTCTTTTCTAGTTGCTAAATCAACCAACGAAAACGACCTTGTCCTTGATTGTTTCAGCGGTTCAGGAACAACAGCGGTTGCCTGTCATAATCTGCACAGACGGTTTATCTGTATTGAACGTGATAAAGAATATTGGGAAGCAAGTTGCAAACGATTAGAACAAGCACAAAGACAACAGATGTTATTTTAAGGAACAAAAAGATGAAGTGTCCGCATTGTAAAAAAGAGTTAAAAGAAATTGCCGATGAACTCGACAAAGCAAACAAAGAAAAAGCAATATGTTTGGGTGTCGCATTACGCTATAAAGACGCATTGGAAAAAATTGCGTTCACTCGCAAAATCGAATCGATTGGCTATGGCTCGCAGGATAATTCTTGTGAAATCGAGATAGCACGAGAAGCACTTGGATTGCCCAAAGACCTACCAGAATACGATGACCCAGACTATGAATAAAAAGGATTAAAAATGAGCAAAGTAATAATTGCAAGATGTGTGCGATGCTTAAAACCGTACAATGTAAATTTAGCAAACATGGAAGAATACACACCGCAATGTCCACATTGTAAATGCTATGGTATGAAATATGAAGAAATAATGGCAATGCAACCAGAAATAGAAGAAAAATTAAAAAAAGTTTTCGCTATTGTCGACAAATGCGATAAAAGATGTTATAATAAAACTGTAAAACCAACAAAGGAGTAGCAAATGGCAAATACACCAATCATTAAAAAGCGTTGCGGGGCTTTCTCTGTCTCTGTTTTTGAAGAAACCAAGCAGAGCAAGTCGGGTGATTCGTATATCTCGCACAGCATCGTCTTGCAGAAATCTTACAAAGACCAAAACGGGAACTGGCAACGCCAATCTATCAATATGTTCGACAACAATGCACCAGAAGTCGCTTTCTTGTTGCAGTCAGCGTGGAACGATATGATTGATGGCAAAGGTGAACCAATGCCGACAGATTCCAAAGATGAATCAGTCGTGAAAGAACCAGATATTGACTCGGAATTACCTTTCTAAAAGGACACAAAATGGAATTATTATCAACACAAGAAGTAGCAAAGGTTTTGGGAATCCACGAAAGCACAGTTCGGTTGTGGGCAACCAAGGGCAATATGCCTTTCAAAGCCATTAAAATAGGCAAGTTGTGGAAATTCCAAAAAGCAGACGTTATGCAGTATCGTTATGGTACTGACTATGACCCAAACGAAGTAGGATTTAACAATGAAAACAGCGGAAACACTGCAAACAGCATTGACTAGGTACGAGCAAGAACTCACCACAATTCGTCAGAAAATAAAAGAGTTAGACGATGCGTGGGAAAGGGCTGGGGCTGTTATGGACAACCGTGATTTTTTTACTGCGTGCGTGCAAAAAGAAATGCTATTGCGCAAGCAAGAAGCAGAAGCGGAGTTCAGAATCAAATTCACAAAATGGGTTTTTGATTCTTAGGGCTATGGTGCACCAAGGTAGGGGGTAATTATGATTTCCAGTTGAAAGACTGTTGGCGAAAGACCAAGAAAAAGTATTTCCTCTAATTCCCCTATCTTTTTAAGGAAAAACTAAAAATGAATTGGAAAGAAGAACGAAAAAGGCGAAAATATAAATATCAGACAAAAAAAGAGTTTAGAAGGGTTTTTGCAAATTGGCAATCTATTTTTGGCAAAGATATTTCTCTGGAAAGTATGGTTACGGATTTGCAAATATATAAAGACCTAAGAAAACTCAAATAGTTTCGGGGGCGGGGTTTGAGTTCTCCTTTCACCGAAAAAAAATTGCTGGCATACCAATTCCCCCAAATGTATGCTTTTTAATGGGGCAGGGCATAATCTTTTTCTACATTCCTCATTGTCAACTCCTGCCCCACCAAGATAAAGGCGAACGCTATGACGAACATTATAAATCTTGACCCGACGACTTGGAGCAAACAAGACTGGCGTGATGCGTACAATTCGCACTGTGCAAGTTCCAAACAACCTTTAAGCAAGCAAGAGTATTATGCGACGGTTATGGCGAACGCAGAACGCTTAAAACCTGTTCTACAACCGCTTTCTGATGAATTGCGGAATAAGTGGATTAACGGGTGGCGAAACGCTGTTGTATGGGCAAAAAAACGCAAATGCGACTTTAATGGAGTGGCGTTGGAAAACTGCCGACCAGAAATCAATTTGGAAGAACTCCAAAACGATGTGAGAGATTTACAATGGGAAATGTCGCTGAAAAGATAACCTTAATTACCGATACCAGAGAAAAATTGGCTCTTGACTTTTCTTACAGCAAGTCCGTGGAATCTGTTGTTATAAAAAAGTTAGACGCTACTGATTACTCAATTTTGGGCTATGAGCACAAATGGGGTTGCGAAAGGAAGGCACGTGGCGACCTTGTAAATACGCTAGTTGGCGACCACGATAGATTCAAGCGTGAAATGGAACGGCTGAAAGATTATGATGAAGCGTATATTTTGGTTGAAGGCACGCACGAAGAATTGGCTAAATATTGTTTGCATTTTGGCAACGGCAAAGCATTAAACACTATTTATGGCACTTTGTTAAAATATGAAAAGCACTACCCAGTAACCGTTCAGTTTTGTAAAGACCGTCGGTTTATGTCGGATTATATAATTCGCAAAGCACAAGAATATTTACAAAAGAAAGGAGAGCAAAATGACCAACCCAAAGAAAAGGATAATCAAGATAGTTAATTCGTTTTATACATACCACCCCGACTTCGTGCAACACGATGACGGGTCGTATGAAGAACTGCCGACTGGCTGGTGGATTGCCGAGTGGACTGTCCAAGAGCAAGATAACTTGATTCAAGAACACTACACTGCGAGATTCACAACCGAGCAACAAGCCGATGCGTTTTTAGATGAAATCACATCGTCGTTCTGGGGGGCGGAATTGCCTTACAAGAGTGTATTGCTGACCGACCCAATATTCACCGCTGGAAAGTTGGTCGCCAAGATTAAACACGGGAAGCCATTAACAGAGGATAAAAAATAAAAACATTTGCGTTATTGTCGACAGTTTCACGAATTTGTATTATAGTTATAGTAGAAAACAAAAGGTCAAAAAATGAAAAAAGTATTATTAACTATCGTTTTGCTGGCGTTAGCAATATGTTCAGGTTGCACGATGGAGAAACTCGATGGCTACTGCGACTACACGATTTGGACAAACAGTTTTAACTGTGAATTTTAAGGAGGAATAAATGGCAAAGATTGAAAAAATGTTGCAGAAATATCCAGATTTTGACGATGTAAAAGAAAAAATCAACGAACTTTGTGATATTATCAACACCATACAAAAAGAAAGAGAGGCAGAACGGTTTGAGATTCAAGAGTGGATTGATATTCTTGAAGCAGTGCGTAAATCTGTGAATATCCACGAAAAAGAAATTGACGAATTGCAAATGAAAGTAGAACCAGAGAAATGTGAAATACCTGCCGAAAATGTGCAGGATGACGAAATAGAACAGGCGGAAAAATGGATTGGAAAGTTGTGTTGGTTTTCACAACTACACGGATGTCGTCAACACATTGCTATATTAAAACGGGTGTCAGAAAGCGGGTTATATGTTACAGACGACGGCGAATTACATTACGCATACTGCGAACCAGTAAAACCAGATGACGAGATTATTTACAAAGGAGAATAAGATGAAAATAACTGACCAAAAAATACTTGCCGCATTACAGAATGGTAAAAGAATACGGCAACCAAACTTTACCAGCAATGACGAATTTTTCCTGTCAAGCAATGGATTTACAATAACGTCATCTGGGCGCATATTTGTTACAGGTAAAGAAAACGCACCAATTCCAATGCAAATTGACTTACTTGCATCTGATGATTGGGAAATCGTGAATGATGATGAAACCCAAAACGGCAACCAATGGAGATGGCAAGATGAACAATGATATGAAATGTCCGTTCTGTAATGGCGAATTGGTTGGAACTATTGGACATCCAATATGTCGCAATCAAAATTGTGTGATGTGTGATGACCCAATGCCACAAGATTTATTGGAAGAACTTATACGCACACGCAAGGCATTGGATGTCGCTGTTGATGCGATAAACAAAATACTTGTTCTTGATAGTGGGAAGTTTATACAAGAACCCGCAGAAATGTGGAAAATTGCAAAATCTGCAAAAGACAAAATCACAGCACTAGAATAAAAGGAAGGGTAATAAAATGTCAAAAGCAAAACAAATAGAAGACTTTCCTGATTATTATATTACAGATACTGGTAATGTGTTTTCACGCAGAAATAAACTCGGCAGATTTAGAAAACTTATTCCAGCACATATATCAACTGGTTATCTTGGCGTTGTTCTTTGTAAAGAAGGAAAACAAAAAATGTCTTCCGTACACAGACTTGTTGCAAAGGCGTTTATACCAAACCCAACAAATAAAAGAACGGTAAATCATAAAAATGGCATTAAAACAGACAACAGAGTTGAAAATCTTGAATGGTGCACATATTCTGAAAACGAGATACACAAACATAGGGTTTTGGGTGTCCCATACAACGCACCAATGCGAGGTCTTTTTGGTAAAAACAATCCGTTTTCTAAGCCTGTTTTACAAATAAAAGATGGAATTGTTATTGCTAATTTTGAAGGGACAAAAGATGTAGAAAGAAAATTGGGATTTTGTAATGTATGTATATCAAAATGTTGTAATGGCAAACAAAAAACGGCTTATGGGTATAATTGGAAATACAAACAAAAGGATGTAAAATGAACCTAATAAGAGAAATAAAACAATATCAAGCACCAGATGGAACTTGTTTTAATACAAAAGAAGAAGCAGAAGAATATGCCGAACTTTTGAAGAATCCACAGTTCATTAAAACACAAGAACGTATTGAAAAACTTGAAAATGAAGTGCGTGAATTACGAGCAGAAATCATAGCAATAAAAACTACACCAAAGATAAACCCAGATATTTATCCTTGGCAACAACCACAGGTTCGTTTTACACCGTTCTCATATCAAGCATATAATCCTGCCACAGGACAACCAGAACAAAAGGAAAGGAAAGATGATAACGCAGGTAAGCGAGCCAAAATGGGATAAATCACGCAGAGAGTGGGAAATTATCTACACTGTCAAAGACAACACCATCGGCGAATATAAACAGCGTGTATGGGCAGAAACACTCGTTGCGGCAGAACGGGTCGTCGCACAGATAAAAGAAAAAATGCGGTGATTTTACCGCACTTTCGACCAGAATTTGTTCATATTGATAGCATCATTTTCCAGCAATATTCGCAATTCTTCTTCCGTATTTGCACAACGAGTAACGCCCCGAGTTATTGGCGTCGCTTCAAGCCAATTATCCGTACCTGCATCGACACGATGAATTTGGTAGTAATAAAAATTACCAATGCACCAAGTTTTAAGGTAGGTTTTATGAACTAAGGGTTGCTTTTTCATTATTTTGCTTTCTTTTCTTTCTTCAACGCATCAGCAATTTTCTGTGCATCTTCTTTCGTGAACACAACGCTAAACAAATCTGCCCATTTAACTATCTTGGCAAGAATTTTATTGTCCTTGTCCGAGGGCGTAATGGCGACTATGGCTGTACATAATGCCGTAATCATACCCCAGATTGCAAAGATTGTTTCATAGTTTTCAACAAACCAAGTCATTTTTTACTCCTTTTTTTTGGTTTCTTGCAATAGTCTTTGTACATAGCAACGCAGTAGGAATTTCCGCCCATCGCCGTGTATTCGTCAAATAACTGATGCACAACGGCGGTATCACCCCTGTCCATAGCAGATATCAACTCCAACCGCAAAGTGCGTTTTTCAAGGTCGTTTTGGCGCGTTAAAACCGCATCTAACTTGTCTTCAATACGCCCTTTGTACTGTATGCGTTTTACGACCCACTCCACTAATGTTATAACTAGCCTCCACATTTTTCTATCTCCTAAACTGTTTTTTCATATTCACATTCAAGTTGTAAGTTATTCAAACTCGCTTGCGTGATTTCCAGTGTGTTATCGCCTGCCTGCACTTGTAATGTCTGTCCTGTGACAGATTCCGTTGTCGGTGTTGCTAACGGATACACGATTATGACTGGCGTTCCTGCCGCGTATTGGTCGGCAAGCCATACCTTAAAATCATCTGCGCTAGTTGTTTCTGCACTCTTAAAAGCAATATTTCCGTTTGAATAAGAACTAAATTGATTTTGCGACATATTCACAATATTTACTTGTGGTCCAGCATAAGAATAATGCGAACATATCAAAGAAGTTGTGTTAAATGCACCAACATCACCTTGAAAGTTATACCATACACCACCGGTTCCAGTCATCCAGTTTTCTGTTCCATCAAGCACCTTTATCCCGACCTTTCTCGTGACATCGCCAGCGATAACTTCCTGAACATCGGTGTAATCGCCAACCTTTAACAGCATTTCAGCCGTTGCGGTGCCACCGTCATAATACGGAACATAGGCGGTTGCGGTTGAACCTTGTTCAACCTGATATGTTCCCAACGGAGTGTTAGTTTTATTAATATTAAATCTTATATAACTTACACCAACAGGAATTTCAAACGGAACTCCAGTACCAGGCGAAGCAGTTGTTACAAATTCTTTATTAGCATTAAAGTATATAACAGTATCTCCAACCGCCGTTCCATTGTTACTACGAATATATTTTTGTCCACTAATGGTATAAATATAATCACTAACAGCCCATCCAGTTCTTGAAATAATGCTTACTTGGTTATTCTCTACAATAATACTTTTGTTATCATCAACAGCATTTTCATCAAACAAATTCTTCCCGTGGACATTTATCGTTTCCACCGTGCCGTCTGTGTAGATTTCAACAGGGTCGCTTACTGGGTCGCCTGCGACAAAATCGCCTGTGCCTGCGTTTGTGAAGAATTGACCGCTGACGGTGTCATACATACCAACGACATTGGAACTGTTTTTGGCAGGAACAAAGTTTTGTATTAAATCACCGTTTGTATCACGAACCTGATATGTTTTTATTCTTTTTGCAGACGATGGCACCGCAGAATCAACAGTTTGTGTTCCAAACAAATACGGATGATGTGTGTCTGTCCAAGAATCTGTCGTCAAAACAGTTGAAACACCGCTTGTTGAATAATAATTTGTGTCGTTTACAGTAAAGTTGCTTTGTGTGACATCTAACAAAATATCAAAAAATGTCCCTGCTGTCCATCGCAATTCTTCTATAGCAGGAAATGAACCTGTAATATTACCATTTTTGTTGTATGCACCAATATATGTTGTTGGTGAATGAGTCCAACCTATAATACAACAAGGACCATCAGCATAAGATGCGTTTGATTTATAACCCCAAATGTTAGATGCGTTATTCGCATATACAGACGCCACGACTAATCTATATTTATACGCAGAGTTCAAACCAATTCCCGTATCAATATACTGCGTTCCACTTGATTCAATGTAATCAAGCAAAGTATAACCCAAAGGCAATCCGCTTTGATGTCTTGCTTTCAACACCCCATTATTACTCACAATGTCCATTGGTGTATCAGGGGTTGGCACCGCCTCGCCACCTGCCGCAAATGTGCCTGCTGTTGCCGTCTTAAATGTTTTGCTAACCGTATCATAGAACCCAACAACAGGAACCGTGCCTCTCTGCACCGCTGGAACATAGTCAGCAACTAATTCGCCTTGTGCGTTCCACGCTTTGAACGAATACAGATAGATGCCTGCATTGTTTCCTGTTATTGTGCCGTTGGAATTTGTTGCGTTTATCGCGAGTGCCGCACCATTTGAGTTTGTGCCTGTAAAGGTTTGTGTGAATAATGTAGAACCACCTGATTCCAGCGTTGCAACCTGATTGTTGTATGTAAGTTTATAACGGGTATTGTTTTGTGCCGCCAAACCTGAACTATAACGGTCCCCTGACCCTGAGCCAAACGCATCAAAAACAATTTCAGAACCAATTTTTGCGCACAATAAACCAATGCCTGCCCCAGAAGACGAACGACCGCCTATGAAAGTTTGGTTTCCCGCAGGAACAGTTGTCGTCTGGAAGTCCATTTCAACACGACCATCATAGGTTGGCACGATGTCTGTCAGCAAATATGAGCCGTCCATCATATAGATAAACTGCCGTTCAATATACCCGTCTGGTATATTGCGTTGTTCTGTGCCACCAAACGCCTTGACATAAGATAGGGAATCGGCAATCGCATCGGGCAGTGACAGGGGCGAGATACCGGGCCCAACAATAACCTTTTGTCCACTCGGCCCAGAAACAATTAAAACACGACGAACATTCTGCCCCGGCAAGATACTGTTTTGCTTTATTACCAACTGCGTTCCGCCACGCAAATTATCCAATGGGTCGCTTACTTCAATCACTTTCCAAACAACCCACTCTTTGCCAAGTGCGGCGGCGGCATCAATGTCCGCTTGGGTCACTGGCAACACACGTTGAATATTATGGGCTAAATCACCCAACATTCTTAAATCTGATTCGGAACAAGCCTTAATACGAATTGGTAACATTTACAAAATCCTTTTATATATAATATCCATTTCGAAGGGGCAAAACTGCCCCTAACGATTATTTTTTACGTTTTTTTCCACAACTCATTTTTTTCTCCTTGACTTTTGGTTCTTGTTCTTGTTATAATTCGCCCGTAGGTTTGATTGCTGAAAGGCATTTATGCCCCGATGCTTTCCTACCTACTCTTACCCCTGCTCGACTTGGTCGGCGGGGGTACTTTTATGGCTGAACGGATATTTTTCTTTTATCTCAGCAGATAATTCCGTCATTTCCGCCACATACGCCGTTTCTTTTTCTTCTGTCCATTGACCAATCGCTTGCAAACGCAGTTTTTCCAGCGTCAATCTGTCGGTCGTTTCTGCATACGCCTGCTTGCGTAAATCGTGCATCTGGGAACGGGTTGGTTCTGCTTCGGGTGTCACTGGTATTTCAACAATACGATATGTGCCATCGCCCACAGGTTCGGTCATCATCTTTGAGTGGTTGACAGCACACCAGTTTGCGAAGTCAATATGCTGTTCTTTTGTAATAATCTGTCCTATTGTGTACATTTTATCCCCCTTTATGCCGCTATTCCGCTTACGTGCCAACAAGCCCCTATACCGCTTGTTGCTGAACCATTCCAACGACCTTGCAGTTTGAAACCTGTTGTGGTTTTATCATAATATACGGCAACGGGTGTTCCACCACTGGCACTATAATAATTATTTCCTGTTGTTATAATATAGTTAGTATCTGACATTGGTACAGGTAATGTAACAGTCAAAGTAGTACCACCAAGACCGCCCTGTTCTACCCAACCTGATTTATACTTTCTATACCAAGTATAGTTGTTTCCCGCTGATGGGTCTTGCTTTGCAACCACATAGTCAATCATATTAGTGTTGCCAAAGTCAGTATCGGCTTTATCGTTGAAGTCTTCGGTGTTGATTCCAGCAGTGTTTTCTATTGCCGTCTGTGTAAATTCGCCAACATAGAAATACAGATACATTTGTGTTGCACGTTGTTGCACAGGTGCATCGTTTTGATATGTTGATGATGATTCGGATGCGTCAAATTCAACACCGTATGCTGTGCCTAAATTACTACCTGCTGTTGCACCGATTTTTGTGGTTGCACTTGTTGATTTGCCTTTTAATGCACCATTAGATGTGTCGGAATTAGTATAACCCATATAATTCCACACAGAATCGCCAGTAATATTAGGCAAAGATTCTGGCACATACTTTCCAACAGTATCACGCAGACCTGTCACGCCAAATTGCGTTCTCGGCAATTTGAATCTTTTATTGCTTATATCTATGATATAATACCACGCAACGCCTGTCGCTATGTAAATATTGGACACATTTGTTTCGTCTGTTGTACCAACAATCTTTCTTCCACTATGCCCTGTATAAACACTCACAGAATAACCAGCAACCGTTTCTGTTGTCGGTGTGACATAGGTGTTGCTCATAAACGAATATGTATTACCGCTTACTGTTATTGTGTCGTTGACATCATCATATGCTTCAACTGTTCCAATTTGTGTTGTCAGGTCGCTATTCAAATACACTGCATCGCCAACCGCTGGTGTTCTTGATTTTGTGTATGCTGGACCACCGCCACCATACCAGTATGTGCTGATTTGTATATCATAGAATAATTCGTTGAATGCTGCTTCATATACCGAACCATTCTGCCAAGAGAAAGTATCCGCACGCAACCATTGAACGTCATTACGCAACGCATCTGACCATTCCCACGCAAACAGGTCTGGGTGGTATCCACCAGTGGTCGCAACCTGAATGTCGCCCGAACCCAAGATTGATTCGCCGTTGATGGTCTTGATGTTCGTTCCGCTGACTAACTCTGGTTGAAAACCAATCCAACCACTAACATCTGAACCACCATTCCAGTATGTATATTTCCACAAATATGGCGTTTGATTACCGCTTGTCATCGTCAACACAATAACCTTGTTTGCGGCGGTTGTGCCATCCATAATTTCAACAGTTACTTCGGCATTGACCAACCCAGACGGCAAATCGCTGAATGTTACTTCGCCCAGATATGCCTTTCCTTTTGTTGCTGTGGTATCTGCCGCAACCGCATCGCAGAACGCCTTGGTTGTACCACTTGTTGACCAGCCAGCATGGAATGTTAAATAGGTTGAACGGCTATCGACATAGTCCTTATTGACAATCTGTCCGCCCGCTGGATTAACCGGCATAACAACCGTTGAATTGCCTGTAATTTCAATATCTTCAAACGATATAATCAATGGATATGGTGTAAATTCTTTGCTTTGGTGATTCCATAATATACGCCCGCCTTGTTGACCTGTTTGCTCTGCAATATCCCAAATCTTGCTTGTAATTGGCACATAGCCGTCATACTCGGCTGGTGGTGTAATCGTTTCTGTTTGCACCCAAGCACCCGATTGGCGTTCGTATATTACAATTATTGGGTTGCCTTGTCCGTCTATCTGTGAAAAATCCGCATAATTTGTGCCGTTTTCTGCACTTGGTGCAACGGTTGCCGAATACATCTTTGCATACCATACACCTTGGTCGGTAATCATACGACCAGAGTTTGCCGCCAAATCTACTTCGCTTTTCAGGGCTAATGTATCTGCACTAGCGGTCACTGGAACGCTAATATCATAACCGTTGTTGATAACCCCTGTGTAAATCTTATCAATATGGGCATCGCCAAAGTGAATGTCGCTTGTGCCGACGTGTCCACGCCCTGTGACTAATGGGTGGATTGCCGCCTGCGATAAATCCATCGACAAGGATTGACTTGCATTGTTATTGTTTATAAATCGCAAATGGTTAGTGTTCTGCCCTGATTGAATTATACGCAACACTGGGTAATTAGCGTTGTATTGGAAACACAAGTCGCCCGTCATTGTTCCGCCAGCCAAAGGCAAGAAAGTATCGTCGACATAAGCAATTAAATCGATAACTTCGGTTTCTAACTCTTCAAAAGTGTAATTAGCAGATGCCACCGCATCGCCATCGACACGACGTTGTAATGCCGTCAAAACACTCATTCCGTTGTAAATGGTAGCACTAGCCGATGCATCACCGCAAAGCAACTGTACGTTCATTGTATCACCAATTTCAGCGTGCAATGTAGCGGTTTCGCTCTCGGCAAAGTCAATCACAAAATCTTTGCAAAATTCAAATGCTTCTTCACGAATATTAAACTGTTTTGTTAAGATTGAATTGCCAATTTTAATAACCAGAGAGAACGGAATTTCTTTATAAACCGAACTGTCCAAACTGTGTCCGCAGAGTTTCAGCACCCACTTGGTGTTTGGCGTAAAAATCTTTGGGCTTGCAAAGGTATAAGTCGCATTGACCCACAAAGTATTGCCAGATGCCAAGAAAGAACCAGTTAAATCACGCCCATCGCCATAAACCGTCGTGGCTGATACAAGTGTTCCGTTTGACAGTTTCCAGTTGTCTGTGCCTTTCAAAACGGCTGTGGCATTACCCCGATGGTCAGAATATACAACACTGCCGTCAGACGTACCTGCTGGCATATTTGCAAAAGTCGTCGGTGTGGCTTGGTTTTGTGTTTCCAACACCGATTTTGCCGTATCTTTACCTTTCAAATGCTGTATAAACTTATTCTCGGACATAATCTACTCCATTATCTGCCATCTGCTGGAACAATTACAATATCTCTCATAATTCTTTTGGTTGATGGGCTTACTTTATCAATAATATCTTCATAGGTTTGGTCAACGTGCAACCCACGATTACGCAAAGCCCTATCACGAACATTATCTAACATCAAGGTTAATGGTCCTGTGTTAACATATTGTTGAACGCCTAATTCTGCATCACGTAATGCTTCTGGCGTAACCCAATGATTTATACGACCACGATACAAACGCATAATATCTTCGTCAGACATCTGCGGATTTGGATTGGTAAAAGCCCTATCAAAGCCACCACCGATTTTTTGCAATATTGCTTCCGCTACCGTCATTTTATACCCCTTTATTCAACATCTTTCATTGCATCACGCAGGTCATTTAATGCTTTGGCAACACCGTCTTCCGCCACTGGAATATTGTCGTCAAATTCAAGCAATAACGCCTGCAAGATTAAAGTATGGTTCTTTATATCAGAAACCAAATTTCGCACTGTGTCCGTGGAACGCTTATACCCGCCTTCCGTCAAACTCGTGATTAACTTGAAGTATTCTTTCTGCAAATCAACCGCTTTTCCCACGCAGTCAATAATACGGATTGCAGAATCTGCCTTCCGCCACTCTTTTTCTATCATCATCGGTTCTCTTGCCATTTTTTGTCCTTTATTTTAAGGTTCTCCTTTCATAATCTTCTAATAATGCATCTGTTGCACCACGGATTACATTTGGAGTATAAAAGTTTAATAATCTATCGGATAGATTTTTTGGCACATAATTTTCTGTTCCAACAGACACTCCACGTAAAGTACCTAAATTAAACATATTAGTCAAAGGTGCAGCCAATCTACGACCTATGTTCCAAAAAGAACCAGACGAAGAACTAATGGGTCTTTCAATCGCCACAGACGTTAGTGTTTTAGCGACACCACGTTTAGCGATGGCATTTTCTAACGCTTGTGCCACGGCAGTCTGTTCTTCTGCTGGTGCTGAACGCATTACTTTATTAACAGCGTCCATTACATATTGTCTTGGGTCAAATTCGCCAACAATATCTTCCCCTAATTCATCTAATTTCATTTTTTCAATTTCTTTACCAATTTTAGATGCATATTTGGGTGAAACAGTTGCAATTTCTTCTGTAATATATTGTGAATATGGTTTGCTTGCTACTGCTGACGAAGATTCTAATACAGGGGTTCTAAAAGCATCTTTTCCTGTGTAACCACGGCGCAAGTTAGCCCACAAGTCTTTTCGCATACCTTTTGGAACTTCTTGTGCGATAACGTCTTCTGGCGTTGTGTCTTTTTGTAATGCTTTGCCAATAATATTTTTTGTTGCATCTTTACTTTTTGCTAATTCGTCGACCAATGCCTTTTGCGTAGTTTTTGTCGGTAAAATTCGATTCAATGCCGTAGGAATAGCAAACCCTAAACTACCACCAACCATCGCTTGGGTAGTTCTTTCACCTAAATCACTTCCACGACCAAAGCCTTCTATTGCACCTTGAACAGCAGAAACTGGTGGTAATAATGTAGCCCCGCCGGTCAAACCTGTCAAAACAGCATTTTCTGCGATATTAGCACCAATATTTAATGCACGACCATAGTTAGTGTTTTCGATATTACCAAGAGCCGATTCTTCTGCATTTTTACGCCATTTTTCAAAATCTTCATTGCGTATTAAAGAACGAGCCAACCCCTCTGCTTCATCTGCATAAGTTCCTAAAAAAGGTGTTGCTTGCAATAAATTTCTTGCTGCACCCGCAACATTAGCACCACGTGGTATGTCCACTATTAAATCTTCTTTCCACGGTTCAACTTTTTGTGTTTCAACTACAGTCAAATCTTCTTCCCAAGGATTCATTCTGCAACCTCCCAGTTTTCTTTTTTCTTTGGGTCGCCGCCCTTAAAACGATAGCCGTTTCGTACTTGGCCAACAGAAATTGTTGCTTGCTCTTTCTTTGCTTCTGCTGGTTTATCTTGCACATTATACATATTTTTTGTTTGCATACCCGCAGGCACTGAAAATGCAGAGTTCCACCAATCTTTTAATTCTTTTTCAGACACTTGCATAGGTTCTAAACCTTTTTTAGCACGTTCTGCATTCACAAGTGCAACCTTGCTCATACCTGCCGCAACAAAATTATTACGGGCTTGTTTTAACCCTGACTGCAATTGTCCTTGTGTCATATTTTTATAATTACGAATTGGTCCAAATATAAACTCTTGTTCTGCTGGTGTATCTGCAACTCTAATACCACCTGCTTGTCCAACGAAATCCAAAACTTTACCAGATAAAATATTATCAGAAATATCTGTCCAAGTAGACTGTAATTGTTGTGCTGTTTTATCCGTTAACCCTTTCGCAATAGTTTGTGCAAATGGGACATACTTCATTACTCCAAGTTCTTCTTCTGATAATGCCGCACGAGTTAACGGACCATAATCAGGTATATTTTCAACTGGGTCGTAACCTACAGACCGCCCAAATTTTTCTAATTTTGTTGTGCTTGTCGGCGTTGTTCCACCGCCAGAACTTTGTTTGCCAGTAGTAGTATATTCTACTGGTGTATAATCCATCGTGGACACTTGTGTTTCGCCCATTGCTTTATCAAACGCCAAGCGATTTGCCAAGTCTTTCATTTGTGCATCGTAAATCTGTTGTTGGCGAGCCATACGAGCGTTGGCTGGGGCAGACGCACCCATACCAAACCCACGAGCAAAGTCTGTCAGCCAAGAGCCATAACCTTGTTGCTGTGGCATATTCGCCAAAGTATTCGCCAATGAATAACCGAGTTTTTCACGACCTTTTAGCACTTCGCTCAAATTCTGGGTCGATAACCCGATTTGATTGCGGGCTTCTTCTAAGTCCGCCAGAGCATACGGAGTGTTAACCACTTCCTGATATGTTTTCTGTGGGCGTGTAGCAATCGCATTTACGCCCTGTGTCAAAGGTTCTATCATCGCCTGTAAAACTGCATAGTCTTTATCGTCTGCCATTTCGCCACCTTTATATTATTTGCCCATCAACAAACCCATTGTTTCAGGGAACAAGCCAGCCGCACCCAAACCAAGTCCAGCACCTGCCAGAGATGTCGCACCGCTGATAAGGTTGTTTTTCCATTGGTTGTATGCTTGTGTGTTAGCCACATTCGCTTGCTGTTGATAGCCCGCATTGGTTTTAACTCTATCCAAGATATTGCTTGCCATCGTGTTGCCCATATTGAAGTAGCCACTTTCTAGCCCTGCCAACTGATTCAAGATATTCTGCACACGGGCATCTTCTTGTGTCATTGCTTCACGCATTTGGTTAGAACGGTTTGCGGCAATGCTATTCAAGATATTCTGTGTCGCCGAACCCCTTGCACCACGAGCCATCGCCTGTGCCGCTAATTCGTTTGCATATTGACGATTGCTTGCGTCTAACAATTCCTGTCTTGCACGGAACGATGCGTTGTCGTAAGACGGATTTATCAATTCATTCAAATATTGTCCAATGCCACTCTGTGTGGTTTGCAAATTAGAACTCACCGCTGGGCTAAAATTCACGCCAGATTTATCAGCAGAACCAAATTCACCCCAGTTATAATTCGTATCTATTTGTGCAGGACTAATCGATTTAGGCTTTCCCATAATTTACTCCTTATTTACTATATAATATCCAAACCGACTTGTGTTTTTTACTTTTTTTCCAATTTTTTCTAATAAAATTTTTGCAGGGCGTTTGTCTGTCTTAAAATACAGGTCTCCGTAATTATTTGCTATCTGCTTGATTATACGGTCAGTTGGCACTTTCGCTCCGTGTTTAGCCCACCCTGAACAAAATGTGCCACTGATACCGCCAGATGTGTCGTGGTAAACCGCAAAGCCCCCGACAATCTCGTAATTATCCAGAACCGCATACATATCCGCACCTTTATAATCCGCCCACGGTTCGTGCATATGGCTTTCCCATAATTCCATAGCAACTGGCAAATTAAATACAGGTGTTATTGTCATTAGCCGATTCTCTCTATATAAACAAAGCCGTCATTACCGTTTGTATTGGTTGTTCCACCACGCCCAGATTCTGCCGACGCCCCGTATTCAGCATTTTCTACCGATATATCAGTTGGTTCAGTATGATGATTATAACCATTGGTTGCTGTGCCATCGCTACGACCTTGTCCGCAAGCACCACCGCCAGCGTCTAAATCGCCACCAGCACCACCACCACCGGGGCCACCATAAGAATAGTCTTCATTTAAGCCGTTGGAACCGCCACCGCCACCGCCAGCACCACCACCTGTGCCACCAGCACCACCTACTGACCGTTCCCAACTTAAACTACCTGCACCACCACCGTGTCCTGCATATATTTGTGGATAAGTTGTAGAATCACCAGCACCGCCAGCATATCCATTACCATTCCAAAGTCCTGCGTTACCACCAGAAGCACCAACGTGGACAGCACTTCCATATAAAGAGCCTTCGCCACCGCCACCGCCACCGCCGGCACCATAAGCGTTTCGAGCGTTGGTTATAGTAGTTCCACCACCGCCACCGCCACCGCCGGCGCCACCTTTGGAACGGTTTATAACAGTGCCACTATTCAAAACTACTGAACCGATACCGCCGCCGCCACCAGCACCACCATTGCCCCCGGGAACTCCACTCGAATTACCAGCACCGCCAGCACCACCATTACCACCATTAGCATAAGTATAGCCACCACGACCAACACGAACGGTTAAAGTAGTGTTATTTGCAAAACTTACTGTTTCTTCACTTAATAATCCTTTGCCACCAGCACCACCAGCACCACCGGCACCACCTTTGGTCACACCATTTTCACCACCGGCACCACCACCACCACGGCAAACTATTTTATATTGACCAGCAGGAATCGACACTGAATACTCGCCAGCGGTATCATACAGCAGTGATTGTATCTCACCACACGCTCTAAAAAAACTATTCATTAAACTCGGCATAGCGACCCCCTTTATTGTCCAAGGCAAGAATACCAAGAATTGTCGATTTTGTTGTAGATATACAGAATTTGATATGCTCTGGTCGAATCCACCGCCAGCAAAGAACCCAAAGATTTTCCAGCGGTTCCTAAATCCAACGAATAATTACTGCCTTCAACAACGACCGATATTGTGTGCGATATACTGTCACTTGCAACAGCTGGCAGAGAGACATCTGTTGCACCTGCTAAACTGATATAATATTGCTTGTTATCTTGCAGGGCTACTGTACCAGATTGATTGGTTAAAATCGTCGGTGTAACCGTATTAAATGCATCTACAATCGATTGCGTTAGATTGCTACCATTTTTCAACAGTGCCGTGCTTTCAATATTGTTTATAGCGGTTTCATTGGCATTTGATAAACTCTGCAACCCAGCAAAATTTGTGTTCAGTTTTATGCAGTTAATACCTTTGCCTGCCACAAACACATCGGTTTGATATACGCCAATCACATTACCCGCTACTGGCGTTCCGCTGAAAGTTATACCATAATCGGTCAAATCAATCGTGCCAGAATGTGACAAAGCATTCCAGTCGGCACCGTCGTATTCAAACAATTCAAACCCTAATTTAGTTTGCGTTTCGAAAGTGCTTTCTACCACAGCCAAACTTGATAAATTAGACCCTGATATTTGTGCTATGTTTATCATTTTTTTCTCCTATCCTGCTTTAACCATTCTTACATTAAGTTTATCGTTTAATTCATAGAACAACAAGCATTTTATTCCAGCGTCTTGCCAAACTCTGCTGTCGTCTACAAAATCTATATTCGCATCACCGCCGTCATAGTTTATTAAGAACGGTGGCAACGCAATATCTCTTGTGCTTGATGTTTGGAAAAACACTCGTGCTTCACCGTTGATTTTGCCAACCCTAATAACTAATTGTTGGTCTGCTGTAATTGTTTCTAAACGGTTCTGCCAGTATTCCATATTTGGACTTAATATCGCAATACTCGTGCCTGTGAATTGAACCGAATTTGGTCGTGCATCAACATTTTCAAACACGCCACTTAAATCGCCATTTGGGAATGCCAGCAAATTGTATCCGTCGATAACTGCTTCATTATGTTGTTCGGCAACATTACTCAAAACAGAAAAGTTAGCATTCCACTCGTCTGCCACTACATAAGAACCCGGAGTAAATGTATATAATTCTGTTATCATTATGCACCTCTTCAATAATCAAGCATTTCGTCATTTATTACTGTGTTTTTCGCCTCAATTCCCGATATGTTGAATTGTTGTGCTGGGTCGGTCGTATAAATATCTATCTGTAAATAACGCCAGAAAGGTGGTCTATCAGCCGTCAGCAATAATTCTGTTTGATTGAATGCAAAGAATACACGCCCAGACAAATCTTCGTCATCGTCGACAAATTGCGAACCGTCGGCCGGCACACTGTCGTCATTCGAATATGTTGCGACATTTGTAAATCCTGCTTTTGTAATCCGGGATTGGAATGTGTCGCCACGGTCGGTTGTGAACTTTATATAAAAGTCATTACTTGTATTTGGTTCCAAAATAATTGCAAATGGATACAAGTGGCTTTTGATAGATGTCTGCGAATCAAGCCAAATCAGGTTTGTGCGATAGTGAGAATAATACCCGTCTTCGTCTGGTTTTTGTCCAACTGATGTGCCCCACACATCTTGTATAATACCTACGGCGTTAGAACCTAAACAGAAAAACTCTTGTTCTAAAAATGTTGTTACACGAGTGTTTTGATAAAAAAATTCTTCTGTCCACTCGTTTATATCGACATCGAATACCAATGATTGCCCTGTGTCTTTTGTTAAACGCACACGACGACCAGTCACATTTACGGTCACATCTTTCACATCACGCAGATAATCTTGTATATCGTCGCCAATCGGGTCATTAAAACCAATCGTGCCATCGATGTTATCACGCAGGGTGAATATATTGCTTGCAAAGGAATCAACATACGCACACTGCCCGTTCATTGTGAAAGCGGCATTGCCAATAACGCCCTTGGCTGTCAGTGGCAAAACTCTAATGTCTTCCTGACTCGAACCAGTAATATTGTAAGAACGGTTGCGACCAAACGCCGTCAAGCCGTGGTATTCTTCCAACTGATTGATATAATCGCCAGTTTCAACATAAAACGCACTTGTTTCCGATGCCGATGTTATCGGGTCGGCTGTAAAATTCAACGGATTTCCCGCTTCGCTAAACCAAACACCATAAATTGCTTCACGATGCGCACCGCCAGTGGCATAACTTGTTTCCCCATTTACTGCCAATCTCGAACGATACGGTCTTACTCGTGTAATATTACTCAATGGTATAGATGTGCCTGCGCCAGATAAATCAATCGTCTGATAATAAAATCCAGATGTTCCCATTTGAGTCCCGCCAATATTAGAATCAACCGAATAATACACGAATCCTAAATACGACGTGCCGAACGCAATAACCATACCCAAACGGTCGCCCCACTGTGTCATGCAAACATCAGTGACATCTGATACTAATGGAAACGTTCCTATTTGAAGTTTTGTAGTATCCCCATTAGAATCATAAATTTTCCAAACTTCTATTGCTGACGCAGTTTTTACAAACGCAATTAACTGTTCGGTACCAGTCCCAGATATATTTGCAGAAAACAACCGAATAACTTGGTCGTTGGTATTAAAATAAGTAAACGATTTGTACCAACCACTAGAACGAATGCTACGGAATTGTCCAGACTTTTCTTTTGATAAACGAATATTGTGGGCTATATCTGCACCAAACTCGCTGTCGGAGTTTATAGAATTTAATTTTCTAATGCCCTTAAAACTTTTCCATAAAAGATTTACATTTCTGGTTGTCATTTTTTCCGCACCACTTGTTCGTATGTTTTCCCATTGTGTGTAACAATTTTAACCCTATCGCCATTGTCTTTCATATGGGTCTTAAACGGGTTTTCAAAAGGTTCAACTCTAATCGGCATCTGGCACCTTTTTAATTGTTGCTTTCACAATGTTTCTTTGAGCCATCAAGGCGTTTAATTCGTCTGGTTCGCCATCATAGGCTTTGCAGATTGCGTCTATCATATCGCCCAACGATG